ACAATAATGGCTACTAATAGATACCCCAAGGTTACAGTAAAAACTGAGATATTCCTTACTTCAGGGACTTGGACGCGCCCTAGCGGAGTAGACTCAATAGATTACTTCTTAGTAGCAGGTGGTGGAGGTGGTGGTGGTACTGCAAACACCGCCGCCGCTGCTGGTGGAGGTGGCGGTGGTGGTGTTTTAAGAGGCAGTATGCCAGTTGTGGGAGATGTTACTGTGACTATCGGCGCAGGTGGTGCAGGCGGCGCAGGGTATAACTACGGAACGGCAGGCTCTGATTCAGTTTGTACGGACTCGACAACAACCATAACCGCAGACGGCGGCGGTGGCGGTGCTCGACGAGGTGGTGATCCATCCAACTGCGACGGCGGATGTGGCGGCGGCGGGGGCGCAGGTGTTTACCAAACCGCAGGCCAATTTTCGCTCGGTGGCGGTGGCGGTGGCGCAGGAGGAAACGCAACGAATTATGGCCCATGGCCCAGTAGTAGCGGGGGCGCAGGTGGTGGCAGAGGCACTCAAGGGGGGGCTGGATCACCAGCATTCACGGGTGTAATAGACAATTACGATTACCCTGCTGCTGCGGGTACAGGTGGTATCGGTATAGACGGGTTCGGTGGCGGTGGCGGTGGCGGCTCCTCGAAATGGGATGGCGGCGGTAGCTATACAGGACGTGGTGCTTCTGGTGGTGGTAATGGCGGAGTAGATAATTCAATTAATGCCGGTGCAGGTACTGCAAACACTGGAGGTGGTGGCGGTGGCGCAGGATCAGGTGGTTCTTCCACTTCCCGCACTGGTGGGGCAGGTGGGTCAGGGTATTGCATGATAAGGTGGAGTGAGTAATGAAATTAGCGATCATAAAAAATGGCATTGTCGATAGCATAATAATGGCGGCACCAGAGTTTGACCCCGCAGGTATCCCCTTATCGGAGGACTCTCTGACCAAGCTAGGTGACTCATGGGATGGCTCAACTTTTACAGCACCTCCACAAGAAACACCACCGCCTGCGGTTCAGGAATATAGAACAGAATTTACATCAAAAGAATTCATGGAAAATTTAATTACTGATGATGAATTTGATCTGATGGTGTCTTCAACCAACGCGACAGTCAAAAGGATTGTGAAGCGGTTTTCAATCCGAAATAAAAACATTAACGTAGCTGATCCGCAGTACGCGGGGTTTCTTGACAACGCATTGGCTGACGGAGTAATTGCAGACCAAGCACGACTCGATGAGCTTTTATTAGGAATACCAAGGGCCTAAAGAAACAATTTTTCATTTTATCCACCGCCCTCTGGCTTTATAGAAGTTCGTCCAGAGTAGATGATATAAGCGAACAGAGCGGGTCGAGGCTCAGATTGAGCGTAGTGTTACGAGGTAAATTTTATGAATTCCCCCACTTTGTGGAATAAAATAACCGCCATAGTTGCAGTGGCTTCAATGTCATTTGCAATTATCACGGTTTACGTTACGTTTGTAGCGGAGGACGCCGCAGAAGATGCGGTAGAGGTGGCAGTAAAGCCAGTGGCCCAGACAGTGAGCCAGCACTCCATTACTATTGCGATCCTAGAAACGCGGCTCACGGCTATCGATGACCAGTTGCAAGAAAACAACACCATGATGTCGCAAATTATGAAGCGTTTGCCTCCAGAAAAATTCTGGGAGGCGGAACAGTGAAATTAACCTGCTGTTTCAATATTCCCAGTGGTTCAGGTTAAGGAGGTGGCAGTGATAGGAGGCATCGTAGGGAGCTTGGTTGGCCCGATTACCGGACTGCTTGATAAGGTAGTCGAAGATAAAGATAAAAAGGCCCAGTTGGCGCATGAAATTGCGACTATGGCCGAAAGACAGGCACACGCAATTGCTATTGCCCAGATCGAAGTCAATAAGATTGAAGCGCAGTCGCCCAGTTTTTTTAAGTCCAGCTGGCGTCCGTTCATAGGATGGGTCTGTGGAGTAGCTTTTGCTTATCATTTTGTGCTTCAGCCCATATTAATTTTTGTCATAACAGCTTCTGGCACAACGGTACCGGAACTCCCTGAATTCGACATGTCTACCTTGCTGTCGGTTCTCGGTGGACTCTTGGGTCTGGGGACGTTACGCACCTATGAAAAAACACAAGGTATTTCAAAATAGATTATTACAGGAATGTGGAATCCAAAGATGCGCCACCAGTTGAGAGAACTTCTAAAACGTCATGAGGGTGTAAAGACGTATGCGTATAGAGACCACTTGGGTCACATTACCGTGGGGGTTGGCCGCTGTTTAGAAGAAGGTGTCGGTCTTGGGCTGTCGGATGACGAGATAGATTATTTGCTAAACAATGACATTGATCGATGTCGGGACGAATTAACCTCTGAGTATACTTGGTTTGGGGGTCTTGATAGTGTAAGACAGGAAGCCCTTATCAATTTATCCTTCAATATTGGACAAACAAGATTAAGAAGCTTTGTTAAGGCTTTAGGACATACGGAAACTGGGGATTATGAATCCGCAGCAGATGAATTTTACGACAGTAGGTGGGCCTCCCAAGTTGGAGATAGAGCTTTAGAAGTTTGCCAGATGATTAGATCTGGAGAATATCAGGAGAGATAGAATGCAAGCACTTCCACCACAATTTGACGGCATCAACATTAGGGGCAGTTGGGGCAGTTTGGGCGAATCTACGCCTCAATATAATAGAATGCCTCCCCGAACGCTAAAAATGCCGGATATTCGTATCCCGGAGCGGAGGACAGACCCTCGGGGGCCGTGGATGCCCCCTCCTTTCCCTCCGCGTGACCCTTGGAGACCGCCTCCTTTCCCTCCGCGTGACCCTTGGAGAAAAAATCAGAATATACCCCAGCCCGGAGGTTATTACCCGCAGCCTCCAAGTTCTCCAACATACCCGGAATATGTGTATCCAATGCAGGAGCCGAGGACAGACCCTCGGGGCCCGTGGATGCCATCTCCTTTCTCTCCGCGTGACCCGTGGATGCCATCTCCTTTCTCTCCGCGTGACCCTTGGAGACAAAATCAGAATATACCCCAGCGCGGAGGCGGCAAAGGCGGCAGCGGCAAAGGCGGTCGAGGCGGTAGTTACACTCAGCCTAATGTCCCTTTCGGTTACGGAAGAACACCGGATATGTCGTATAGGTTTGGCGGTAGAGGCCGTCCATCTAATATGTATGACTTTAATAATCCACATTACCAAGCTTACGAGGGCTATCAACCTGATCAGCCACCACCTGATCAGCCACCACCACCTGATCAGCCACCACCACCTGATCAGCCACCACCTGATCAGCCACCACCCTATGGTGGCGGAGGCGGCAAAGGCGGCAGCGGCAAAGGCGGTCGTGCCCCCGGTGGTGTTCAGCTCCCCGGAAATCAGCTCCCCGGTGGTGGGAGAGGAAAAGGCGCTTTCGGAGGTCAACTCCCCGGAGGTGGGCAGTTTCGAGGCAGTAGTCCTTTTGGGTCAGGAAACATGCGCCAAGCAGTGATGGGGCAGCCTTCTCCCCGTCAGGCGCAATTTCAAGGGATTGTCCCAATGTTGGGTGGCCCGCGTGGCGGGTTGGCGGGAGTTGGATTTGACACATCAAACCTGACACCGGCCTACCAGCGGGCGCGGCGTAGCGCCTTCCGTACATGATATGTCATTATCTAAAATTCAATTTGCTCCGGGTGTTAATAAAGAAGGAACCGAATACACGGCTGACGCTGGGTGGTTTGACTCGGACAAGATAAGGTTTAGAAAGGGGCGTCCAGAAAAGATAGGTGGCTGGCGGAAATATACAACAGAGTATTTTTTAGGCGTTTGTCGGTCTATTTATGATTGGGTATCTCTGGAGTCACTAAAATATATAGGGCTAGGAACTAATCTTAAATTTTATATTACCGAAGGAAGTTCCTTTAATGATGTAACTCCTGTCAGGTCAACAACATCTGCTGGAGATGTTACTTTTGCTGCAACAAATGGGTCTTCTACCTTAACAGTTACAGATGCAGCGCATGGAGCCTTTGTAAATGATTTTGTTACATTTTCTGCCGCAACGACTCTTGGCGGCACTATAACCGGAACGGTATTAAATCAAGAATATCAGATAGCCTCTGTCCCAACGGTTAACACCTATACCATTACAGCTAAAGATACTGATGGTGACGCGGTAACGGCCAATTCTAGCGATTCCGGGGATGGGGGCTCCAATACCGTGGGCGTTTACCAAATAAACACGGGGCTTAATACGTTTGTCAGTGGTACTGGGTGGGGGTATGGTTCGTGGGGAGCCGGCATATGGGGCAGCGCAAGCTCTGTGGGCTCTTCTGGGCAATTAAGGCTGTATAGCCAAGATAATTTTGGTGAAGATTTAATCTTCAATGTTAGAGGCGGCGGCGTTTATTATTGGGATGAATCAAGCGGAACCGGGACAAGAGGTATTCCGTTAACATCGTTAGGGTCTGCATCTAATCCACCAACTATTGCATTGCAGGTTATGGTTTCCGATACAGACCAGCATGTTATTGCTTTTGGGGCAAACCCGATTGGTTCTTCTGATATAGACCCGCTTTTCGTTAGATTCTCCGATCAGGAAAACGCGGCAGACTGGACTCCAACAGCTATTAATACTGCTGGCGGTGTTCGTATTAATTCTGGCTCTGAGATCATAGGAGCCATCCAGACAAGACAAGAAATTCTTATTTGGACGGACGCCAGCCTGCATTCCATGAGGTTTGTTGGCGCTCCATTTACTTTCCAGTTTTCTCGGGTAAGTACTGACATATCAATGATATCGCCTAATGCAGCAGTTAATGCCAGAGGCGTTGTTTACTTCATGGACAGGGGTAATTTTTATATGTATAACGGGGCAGTTCAGCCACTGGCTTGCACCGTAAAGGATTATGTTTTTTCCAACTTAAACAAAGACCAGTCGTTTAAGGTTTTTGCTGCTGAGAATAATGATTACAATGAGGTAATTTGGTTTTATCCTATAGGTTCCGCTGACACCGAGGTAACCAATTATGTCTCTTATAACTATGAAGAAGGTCTTTGGGCTGTGGGAACGATGACTAGAGGCGCTTGGGTTGGCGGAAGTACACGGCAATACCCTCTGGCCTGTTCTGCTATAGACGGGGGTAACAATTATTTATATGAGCAGGAAGTTGGTTATGACGCGGATGAGTCTCCAATGACCGCCTATATTGAGTCTGGCGACCTTGAGATTGGAGAAGGTGAATACTTTATGTTTATGAAGAGGATTATCCCGGATTTTTCTTTTAGCGGGAATCAATCGGATGCCTCAACTGACATCATCGTTAAAGGCAGCAATTTCCCTTTAGAAACGGCAGCTGTCCTTTCAACGTCAACAGTAACTCCGAGTACAACCCAGTCTTATGTGCGGAATAGAACAAGGCACTCTGTTGTCAGGGTAGAGAGTAGCGGGACTGGCTATGGCTGGAGGCTCGGGGGGCTTAGGTTTGATATGCGTCAGGACGGGAGGCGGTAATGGTTTCCAGAAGAGACAACCCTTTACCGGCATCTCGCCCAGAGTATGACTTTGAGAACGAGGCAATCACAAGAAGAACGATAGAGCTTGCCCTTCAAACTCTTGAAAACGATGTTGAGCTGGCAAAGACCCAAGGAGACAAAACCGGCTCTCTTGCGGTGAGGAGGTTTCAGTTTCTCCTCATGGGGGCTTCATGACCGATGTTATAAAAAGTTTAGGACAGTTAGCCCCGGCAGCGACAACAGTAACAACCCTTTATACGGCCCCGAACTTAACACAGACAACAGTTAGTTCTTTGGTTGTATGCAATAGAGATGGCTCAGCTGCGACATTTCGGGTGAGCTTTCATGTTGCGGGAGCTTCGTCAGATGATAAGCAGTATTTATTTTATGATAAGGCAATTTCTGGAAATGAAACCATTACGGTGGTAATAGGTATGTGTTTTGCTCAAACAGATGTTATAAAAGTCTATGCAAGCACTACAAACTTATCATTCAATCTATTTGGAGTGGAGACAAGTTAATGTATTCTAATAATCCCCCTATGCGGGGCATAGCCAATAGCATGGCTCAACATGGACGGTATGGCGACAGCATGCTTGTCCATATGAATCCCCATGAAGTTCAGGGAATTGCTGCCCTTTCTCCTACAGGGAAACTGACAACCAACCCTATTACTGGTCAGCCTGAAGCATTCTTACCATTTTTGGCCCCTTTGTTGGGCAGCATGTTTGGTAGCACCATGCTTGGAGGTCTTGGATCTGCCCTTGGAGGTACTGCCTTGGGTACTGCGTTAACTAGCGCGGCTGGCATGCCTGCTTTGGCTGGAGCTATCGGCTCAGGGCTGGCAACAACGGCTGTAACCGGAGATCTTGAAAAAGGCATTATGTCTGGCCTTACTGGTTTTGGCTTGGG